TAACTTAGGAGTTGATATGGACAAAGAAGACTTGAAGCAGGACAAGAAGATGATCGCCTCTATGATTAATAAGCATGAGAAGCACGATCATCCCGGCAAACCCATGACCAAGTTTGCCAAAGGTGGCAAGACGGATATGGACATGATGAAGTATGGTCGCGGTATGGCTAAAGTGATGAACCAGAAATCTGGTCGCGGAGGCTAAGATGATCAACAACAAATCAGCCGCGGCTTATGCCAAGCCACACACCATGTCCGGCAAGGCCGTGACCGTTGAAGCTAATCCCGGTATATTACCTGATCTGAGCATGTTGGAAAACACTCGCGTTGTGAGCGGGAACATTTCCAGCAGTGAACAACCCGGCGTAAAGACTTCTGGCATCAAGATGCGTGGAACTGGCGCAGCGACTAAAGGTCTGATGTCTCGGGGTCCTCTAGCTTAATATCATGCCTTACAAAGACCCAAACATTGCCAAAGTTAAGCGTAATGAGTACTACCTTAAAAATAAGGAGCGCCTGCTTGAAATGAACAAAGTTTGGGTTAAAGCTAATGCTGAAAAAGTGAGTGCCGCAAAAAAATTGCATTTTGCTAATCTTCCCAAAGAAGCAAAAGAGGCGTATAACGCCAAAGCAAGAATTAGGTATCACCAAAAAAAGCAGTGGAATGCCGATAGGAAAAAAACATACAGAAGCGATCACAAGCATTTAACAAATGCCGATGCGTCAAAACGCCGAGCGGCGCTGCTTCAACGCATTCCAATATGGCAGACTGAGTTTGATAAGCTAAAAATTAAATGCATTTACTCGGTTGCTTCAATGCTTTCTAGGGTAAATAATGAACCTTGGACTGTTGACCACATCATTCCCTTGCAAGGTAAAATAGTGTCTGGTCTACACGTCCCAAATAATTTACAAGTTATGCGAGCAAGAGAAAATGAATCAAAACGCAACAAATACGAGGTAGCGGCATGAACTACGCTGCGTTGGTTGCTGCCGTTTCGTCGTACACGGAGAATACGTTCCCTACGACGGACATGAATGTGTTTATTACACAGGCAGAGAAACGCATATACAACGCTGTACAGATACCGTCCCTACGCAAGAACGTCACTGGCAGCACAACGGCTAGTAACAAGTACCTCCAGTGCCCAACTGACTTTCTGTCTACCTTCTCTTTGGCAGTAATAGACCCGACTACTGGGGCGTACACGTACCTGCTGAACAAGGATGTAAACTTCATCAGGGAAGCGTACCCCAAGCCAACGTCCACCGGAGCGCCTAAGTACTACGCCATATTCGGCCCCCGGTCAGACAATGCAGCGGAGCTTACGTTCATCCTTGGCCCCACACCCAACGCTGCGTACAGCACTGAGCTTCATTATTTCTACTATCCAGAGTCCATCGTCACTGCCTCAAACACATGGCTCAGTGACAACTATGACCCCGCACTTCTGTATGGGACACTGGTTGAAGCCTACACCTACATGAAGGGTGAGCAGGACATGGTTCTGTTGTACAACACCAAGTTTGGTGAGGCTTTGGTGCAGCTTAAACGTCTGGGCGATGGACTTGAGCGATCTGACGCATACCGCAGTGGGCAGGCTAGGATTCCAGTAACATGATTGCCCAAACCCTAACTACATCCTTTAAGCAGCAACTGCTTCAAGCGGTACATGATTTTTCCACAGACACCTTCTACATGGCGCTGTACACAGCCAATGCCAGTTTGGGGGCGACTACCACTGTTTACACAGCAAGTGGGGAGATTTCCGGTACAGGTTACACCGCTGCGGGGCAGGCAATGACCGGCATCTCGGTCAGTGTCACAGACACCACTGCCTTTGTAAACTTCACCAACGTGGTATGGACTACAGGCGCGTTTACAGCACGGGGTGCCTTGATTTACAATTCATCCAAGGGCAATAAATCGGTGGCAGTATTGGACTTTGGCGCTGATAAAACCACTACGACCTCGTTCACAGTTGTAATGCCCACCAACTCATCCACCACCTCATTGATAAGGCTACCATGACTACCGAAAAACTTAAAGCCACTGATACTGTTTCCAGCGGCCTGACTTGCAATCTAAAGGCTGGGGAAGTTGCTCAAGCTACGGGCGTGTACCACATTGAGTGCCACGACAAAGACGGTAATCTAAAGTGGCAGGCAGATTCCAAGAACCTCGTAGTAAATGCTGGCCTAGCCTATATGGCAGGTTCTGCCTTGACTTCAGTCACGCAAATAACCTCTTGGTACATTGGTTTGTACGGTGCTGCGGCCAGTAACAATCCTGCGGCAGGAGACACTATGTCTTCCCACGCTGGCTGGACAGAGGTTGTGGCTTACAGCAATGCAACCCGTGTGGCTGCTACGTTTGTAACAGCTACTACTGCCAACCCTTCCGTAGTGACTAACTCAGCTTCTCCTGCTACGTTTAACATCAACGGCACAACGACTGTGGGCGGGGCTTTCCTGACTAGCGGCAGTGCGAAGAGCGGCACGACAGGAACATTGTTTTCTGCGGCTGACTTTGGCTCCCCCGGTGATCGCTCTGTGGTGAGCAGCGACACTTTGTCTGTGACGTACACATTCAGCTTGGCAGGATAGTATGTCAGCGTGGGGTTCCGGCACATGGGGTGAAGGAGGTTGGGGCTACACAGCTTTTGCCAGCACCATTGACGAAACCTCCACTGGTACAGATGCGGTAACAGCTTTAGCGGCACTGGCGGCTGCGGTTAGCGAGACAGGGACGGGGACAGATGCGGTAACGAGTTTGGCAGGTGTCAACTCGGCGGTTACGGAGACGGCAACAGGCACAGATGCGGTTATAGCAAAATCAGGGTTTGGGTCAGCGGTCACTGAAACGGCGACAGGTAGTGATGTAATAACCGGATCACCAACGTACCCTGCAACGATAGCGGAGACAGCGACAGGATCAGATGCGGTAGTCAGTGTTCCGGTATATAAGGTGACTATCAGTGAGACGGGAACGGGGGCTGATGCGGTAAGTTCTAGCTTTACGTTCTTCGGGTCTATAACGGAGACGGCGACAGGATCAGATGCAATCAGTTCATTGCGGTCACTTAACTCGGCAGTAACTGAAAGCGCGACAGGTACGGATGCAGTTGCAACAACAGCAAGTTTGGGTGCATCAATAGCAGAGACAGCGGTTAGTGCAGACACGTTAGCAGCGGCAGCGGCCTTTGTAGCTTCCATTGTGGAGTTGGCAACCGGGACAGACGCAATAAATGGACGGCCATTCTGGGATGTAATTGATGATACACAGAACGCCAACTGGCAGAATATCGGCAACACGCAGACAGCAAGCTGGTCTGCTGTCCCAACGACTTAGGAGAAATTAATGACAATTTCATACAGTACAAATCTGGCGCTGGCCCTACCTGTTCAGGGAACAGAGTCGGGTACTTGGGGTACAACTGTAAACAGCAGTATCACCAACATGCTCGACGAAGCCTTGGGCTATCAGTCATATTCAGCCACCGGAGGCACAGATACACTTACTATACCCGACGGCACAACGGGTGTAGCTCGTAGTATTTACATCAAGGTAATTGGTACGAGCGGGGGTACAGTAACTGTTCCCACAGCTAAAGCCAAGATGTTTTTCTTTTGGAATGCTACAACAGTGGGCACGGGTACGATCACAGTTAAAGTGGCAGGAGCAACAAATACAGTTGTTATACCCAACGCAGCCAGAATGTCGTTGTTCAGTGATGGCAGTGAAATTTATGTTGCCCAGAACTACTTCTCTGCTTTGACTCTTGGTGCTGCCCTGCCGGTGGCATCTGGTGGTACAGGTTTAACCGCAGGAACTTCCGGTGGTGTTCTGGCTTACACGGCATCTGGCACATTGGCATCATCTGCCGCGCTGACTCAGTACGGTGTTGTCATTGGTGGTGGTGCAGGAGCCGCTCCTACTTCAACTGCCGCAGGCACAGCAGGATATGTTTTAACTGCTAACTCAGGCGCGGCCCCCACCTTCCAAGCACCTGCTGCAACTGGCGCTACTAAAGGCCAAGCAATCGCTTTCTCAATGATCTTCGGTCTCTAAGGAACCATCATGGCGCTTACCCAAGAAATGGTGAAGGAGATGTTTGACTACCGTGCAGACGGTAATTTAATTCGTCGCCATTCAACAATGGGTAACGGTAATTATGCGGGTGCTGTGGTTGGCACAAAACCAACAGGCGCTCGTAACTACAGGTACGGCGCAACTACAATTCGTGGTGAGCATTGGTGTATGCACAAGCTGATTTATTTGTATCATCACGGGGTTGTTCCGGAGCAGTTAGATCACATTAACCAGAATCCAGCAGACAATAGAATTGAAAATTTGCGTGTTGCTAATGGTTCAGAAAATGCTTGTAATCGTAAATTGTTTGCCAATAGTACGTCTGGTTGCAAAGGCGTATCGTGGCATAGATCGCGATCACGCTGGTTTGTTTATGTTGATGTCAAAAAGAAACGCAAGAATATTGGTTATTTTGACGATCTTGAACTAGCTGATTTGGTAGCGACAGAAGCAAGAAACTTGTACCACGGCGCTTTTGTCCGCCACGTTTAAAGGAAAAATACCATGAGTTCTCCAAATATTGTAAATGTCACCTCAATTATTGGGACAACGACTTACTACGTACCTAGCGGCACATCCGCAGTTGTTCTTGTACCTAACGCCGCAGCAAGCGGTACGGTGTTTAAGATCAATCAGATTGTGGTGGCTAACACCACAGCGTCTGCTGCAAATGCTACGGTGGCGGTGTACTCAAAC